TTAAAACCTCCACAAGCTGTACTGCACGCCGATTCCGATATACGGGCCGGGCTTTCCTGCTCCAAAGTTATAGCCATACCCGGCCTGCACCCCGATGCCCCAGCGTTTTTTATCCGTTACCTTTCGTTCGACAGTGTTGGTGATGGTCTTGTAGATCGTTCGAGGATAAATCTCAAACTCGTCAATTTCAACGTTAAATCCGCTTACCTTTAGAGAATAGAGGCTATCACGGAAACTGTACTGGTAAATAGGGATTGGCACTTTCAAAAGCATAGAGCCACTATCCTCTGACGCGCTTACAGACTCTGTGCCTTCTTTTACCGGTAGCATCACCGTGTCCGTGCCGGTTTTTACCGGTTCGGATTGCACTTTAGAACCGCTTCCCCACGGTTGAATTGAAGTTACCTTGCCATTATTCACGGCCACCGATATGGTGTCAGTCCTTTTTTGCTGCACATCCACCGCAGTAGGTCGCTTTATTTTCAGTGTATCGATAAGGGTAACGGTCGAAGTATCTGTCGATGTCACTTCGATCACCTCTGTCCGGGAGCGCGAGCAGCCCCGGCCTAAGAAAAAGCCCGCCACGATGGCGAGCCCTGGAATTATCAAACTCTGCGCATTCATCCCTTCTTGTGCAAAACTTGATTGCGGTTCCCCGTTGCTTTGAAGGAGATATGCAGCCAGCTGTAACTGGTTTCGTCGATCAACTGGTCGAAAGCAATCTTTCCAGCCTTCTGGAGCTCGACAATCTTATCGAACAGCCGCTTGTTGTCTTCCACTGAGCCGACGGTAATATCCGCCGCCTCACCTTTCATGTGCTGAGAGTTCGATACGCCCCCCACCTTCTTATTAAGTTCTGGGGAGCGGTACCCGCTGGTCACCATGATTGGGCCGCCCCAGGCTGCCCGGATCGGGTCGAGCAACTGTTCAATCAACCGTTGCATACGCAGCCGGGCGTCAGCGTTCGGCGTGTTGTCAATTTTCTTTCGCTCCGCGATATCTGAGGCGCAGAGCTCCTCGATGGTAAAGTATTTCATGCGTGTGATGGATTCAAAAGGGTTCTACTTGTATTCGGGCAGGATGTACTGGATATTCACCGCAGCCTCGTGCAGCACGGCGTGCGTCACCTCCTGCGTGACGTTCATCGGGTGGGTAAACTCGCAGAAGATACTGCCCACCCAGTCGTGTTTGTTGTCGCTGAGCCGTTTGATCGCCACCTGAACGCAACCGCATGATGAAAGTAGCGCCTTGGCGTACTTGTCACTCACCTGTTCGTCGATATTGGTGATGTACATGAACAGGTTTTTACTCAGGTCGGCACTGAATCTGGCGACCTCCGACATCTTGAGGTCGTGGATCATCTCCTTCATGCCTTCAACCCCCTTACGCTTCACCTCGTAATAGATCGAGAGCATGCACTCGTCGCCCAGCGGATGTGGCTGTACGATATAGACCCGGTCGGCTTTCAGCTGGTAGAGGACGTTCCACAGTTCGCCGAATACGGTTGCCGAGCTGTCGTTCCGCCGTCGGTTTCTGGCCTCCTCGTCCTGCTTGAACTTCTCGATCTTGAGGTCGGTCAGCTTGTCTTTCGACTTCTGGTTGTACTTGAAATAGAGGCCGAGTACGCCCGTAATGATGGTTCCGATTGCACTGATGATGACTGCGATGTATTCCATGCTTTTAGGATTGTGTGATTCTATCCGTTCGCACCGACTTGGGCCGGTCCTTTCTGGCGAGACGGGCATGTCCCGCCGGCGACTACCTGTTTCTCAACCAGCACTCGGCGGAGGAAAGCAGCCTGAGCGCCGGTGAGGGTATTGGCTGCGGTCAACTGCCGGAACTCTTCGCGCGTCAGCGGCTCGACGCTCATCGTCACCTCTTTGTCGTTCAGTACCCGGACCGGATCGGCCATTGCTTTTTCCCATGCGGATCGTTGCTCTGACGTCGCTTCCTCCCACGATGCGGTTCCTTCCGGTTTCGTCTGATCCCGGATGATACCGAACTTCTTCATGGCTTGCTCATACGCTTCCTGCACCTCGCAGGTCAGATCGATCAGTTTGTCGGCGGTACCGGGGCCAATAGACCCCGGTACGCAGATTTTCAGTTGGCTCAGAATGGGCAACAATGCGGCCGCCTCTTGGTTGGTCATCTTCATGGCGTTTAGATTGAAAGTCCGTTCTTCTTGTAGTTGTAGACCTTCATTCCCCAGCGGACGGCGAGAAAGGTCACCGAAGCAAGCGCCACGATCAGGATTCCGATGGCAAAGTCACGGGATGCGATGGTGTCCTGGTAGTGGCCGATTACCTCCACTACGTCCTTCGTGGCCAGTGCCACGGTGTCAATGATCTGTTCTTTCATGGTTGTTTGGTTTTGAGGTGGTTAATTTTTCTTTTGCAACGAAACGATCGTTCCTTCGACAATCAGGTTGCCTTCGACGATCAGATCGCCTTTGATGCGGGTGACTTTCTGCTTTCTCCGGAAAAGGCGATTGAGCAGGTTACGTACTGTGTTCATCTCGACTCGCTTTGTCGGGTTACTCCTGGCTGAACTTGGCTTTGATGGCCTCCACGAATGCGCGGATGGCTGCAATCGACGCATCGGCGACTTCGAGATCGATCGAACTGGTCAGAATCGACCGGCCGTCACGGGTCATGTAGAACCCTACCTGCTGCCCCGGTATGCCGTCGGTCTGCTCCGTCTCGTTGATTACTCGGGCGTTGTTGATCCCGGCCAAAGCTCCAGCCTCGACCGTTACGTCCCCGCTGACCAGATAGGTCACGTCGTCAATGGAGACTTGCATCTCGTAGGCCTCCACGCTGGACTTCTGTCCCTTGTTGATGAGTTGTGTTTCCATGTGTTATTGTGATAATTGGGTTATTTTTAGTGTATTATATCCGCCGGAATGGGCTATGTGTATGTATGCTACTCTGTCGGTGCCGGTGCGGTTCACCTCCATACAGTTTACGGACACATACGCAGGTCCGGTCATATAACCGCTGGTGGGGTTGATCGGCAGCTCTTCGCTCATGTTGATCTGACCGTCGGTGTTGCCGACCTTGAACAACTTGGCAATCCAGCTGACCGAATTGCCTCCCGTGACCGGGGGCTGTTCTGTCGTGGTAATTGCCCGGACATACCACTGTCCATCCGAAGGACAGTCGAAGAAGACATATCCGATAGCGGTGCTAATGGTCATTTCTTTCGGGTTGAAGGTGATCTCCATCGGACGAGCTGCCTGTACAATCTTGAAAGTCGTCTTGTCGTCAGCAGGAGCGAGGCTGGCCGAAGGATAGGTAGCGCGGTAGGCCGTCAGGGTCACACTGCGCGACCGCATGTTCGGGTTCTCGACCGTCTGAATCGTTGCCAAAAATGCTTTGTCTACGCCGGTTGGAGAATAGACCGCATCCCAGTTCATCGCGGCACTGTTGACCAGCGACCCATCCCCTCCAGTGATGGCCAGTTTCACGGGAAAAGCCGCGTAACCGCCGACGCCAAGACTCCCCGTCGTCCACGCTGCGTTGAAACTCTCTTCGGTCATCATCACATTACCGGTTCTTCGCGTGAGTGTCATCGGTACCGGATTTAGCCATATATCGCCCGTGCCGGGGTCTCGCCCCGCATACACGCCGATCATCTTGCCGCTGCCCTTCAGGCTTTGGATAGCGTCGAACGACAGACCGCCGATGTCCTTTGTGGGCAACCACAGGAAGAAGACGGCATCGCCGCCCTTCAGCTTGTCGACCATCTCGGCTGTCAGCGAGGCCATGATCTTATAACCTCCACCGCCGAGTTTGGAATAGGCGGTTATCCCGTCGAGCTGGATTTCCCCGGCCACGAACATGTAGCTGGTCATCTTGTCGGCTGAACGCAGCAGAACGCACCAGTACCACTCGGACAGATACGCCCCATGCTGCTTTATTTGATTGGGCTGCAAGTTGCCGGCATTCGCGGGTCGGGTGAACTCGAGGGTCAGAATGGGCCCGTAGGTTCCATTACCTGAGTTCCGGATAGACCACTCGAAAACTATGGTCCCCACCTTGCCGGAGGTCACGAACGCCCGAGCCAGCCTGTAGTGTCCGGCACTGTCCCGACCTCTGTACGGTGAACTTTCGCCGCCCGTCGGTCGCCGGTAGCTCCACGAAGGCGGGGTGCTGCTCATCGTACCCGTCCACAGAGGAATTTCCAACGACATATCGCCATCGACACCGGTCGGATCCGAGACGTCAATACCAGGCTGATCGATGGGCTTGCGGCGGGAAAACATGTTCGCGGCGCCGCTCTTGTACATGGTACCGAGGTCTGCCGTCCGTGCTACTCCGTATGTGTCGGCCATGTCTGAGAAGCCGAGATTGGTGCTGGGTAAGGTGTCTTGTACTGCCATGATTTACGATTTCAGTTGAGTGATGGAACCGGTCGTGTAGACTGAGCCGTCAATCTTGAGTGCGTTGTTGGTGGAGTCCCACGTGATGATGTGGCCGCCTATTACGATCGAGTTGCAATAGAGGGTTGAAAGACCAACAAGGCCATCCCCTGCTTTGTGAGGCTCCGGATTTATCGATGAGGCGAGGATTGGCGAAACAGTTTGTCCTCCACCAGTATAGGCTGACGTACGTAAAGTGACAGTGAGAGCCTGAGACGTGTAGAAATAATATTTACCCCCGCCCCGAACATAGATAACCTCATTGTTTGTGTTAGTCATCTGATCCACCTTACCGATGGGATTTTTATTAGCCCATTTGTATGTCGAATCCAGTACAACTCTATTTTTGGCAATAGCGCCCCAGCCGTCTCCACTGACCTCTTCGATAAACCGGCATGAAAATCCGTTGGCATGGGTACTCCACGAGGGTTTAGTTTTCGAGTCTAAATCAACCATGACGCTAATGCGGACTCGATTCCGGTATGCCACGTAAATGGTCACCGGATAGTAATAATCTTCGCTGAGAGCCGACGCGTCGATTATGGTCAGGAAATGCCCCCAAAACTCGCTTGCTTGTCGTCCATCCAACAGGTCGGCATCCAAACCGGAATTGGCTCCGTCGTTACCGGAGTGCCAAATAGTTTTCCAGTCAGTCCATGATGCACTTTCGCCGTTTCTAACCCGGTATTTGAGCATGTCGCTATAGCCGGCGTAATCGGTGTAGCCCACTGTTAGCTGTGCGATATACCCTGAGTGACCGAATGAAATGTAAGGACCGACAGTCGAAGAACCTTCGGAAAGTCGTTGAAACCCCGTGCCTACTTCGGTCGTATTTAAGCTGGAATCCCAACCTTTCCCAAGAATGGCTCCAGCCAACAGGCTTGAGTTCGCCTTAGCGTCCAAGGCGCTTTGCAGCCCCGCAATCGCGGCAATCGGGTGCTGGTCGGGATAGTCGAGATGTTCCAGTTGGTCATGGTACATCGTTCCGCTGCCGCTTCCGCCTCCTTCGCCTCCGGTGTAGATCCCGAACTGGGCGATCCACTGGTCGGTCGATACCGGATAGGAGGTACGGATAATCCATTTCGAAGAATCACTCTTGTCGGCCGTGGTATCCTGCGATTTGTCGATATACCACATGTTGCCGAGCTTGGCCAGCCCTTCGGCCATGATCTGCGTTGCCCGGTTCAGTTGGTTCTGAATGGTCTTGGCAGCATTGTTATACGCCTGGATGATCTCGATCTGACTGGATGCATTGACGGTCTCGGTCTCGATGGTCTCGAGCTTGCCTTTCGGGGTGTTCTCGCCAACGCTGATCTCCATTTTCGAAGGAGCGTACAGCGGAAATTCGACTGAGAGGACACGTGTGTCGAGCGTGCCAAATACGTAATTCAGCGTTACTTTCTGTCCGACAGTCAAAGCGATCGATTCCTTGGCAAACGCTACGGGATTTGAGGCGAAACTGTATGTGTAGGTATCCGCAAGGATCGTCTCGTTTACATAGGTTTCGAGAGCCTCTGCCAACCGGTTCTCGGCCGAGGTTACGTACTCGTCCGGCATCTGGATGTTGAACAGAATGACCGTATCGCCATCCTGCGGCATCAGTGTTTCGTTGGGCAGCTTGACTGCGCCGTTCTCTCGGTCCGTGACAATCTCGTACTCCTTCGAGGTGGAGTGGTAGGCTAGTTCGAATTCCCGCCCCTGCAGGTGACCGGAAAGGAAGTGAACCTTCAAAGTCTGCCCTTCGATAATCAGCTCGTCCGAGAAGTCGATCCCCTCGATCTTGAAGTAGTAGACCGGGCAGGTGTCATAGATTGGTGTTCCGTCCTCGTTCGTGCCGACTATGGTGTCCGTATCCAGCCGCAGATCCATCCGCACCGAAGAAATGGGGAAGTCGGACGACGGGTAGATGTCGTCGAAGATGACCGTTTTTTCGATAATCTCTTCGGCGGAGAGCCCCGCTTTGATGTCCCGGTACCCATTGGGATACCGGTCGACGGGTAGTGTAAGCCGTTTTTCGACCAGCGCGTTGGTGGTACCGCCGCTCTGATAATCCTGCGTGATGTTGCGGGTCGAGCCGTAGGCATAGATACGGGTGGCATATTCGCTCTCTCCGGAGGAGGTCGGGGCGCCGATATTGACACCTTGCGTCAACACCACGGCTTCTCCGTGCTCGCACCGGGAGAGGTGAATGACGCTCCCCTCGACCCACCATTCCGTCTCGAACGCCTCGGCAATCATCGATAGGGCTTCGAGCACCGTTTTGTTGTCAAAGGTCAGGTCTTTTGTAGCGGTGAGCGACGAATCGTAGGCGAAGGTATAGGTCTGCCCGATGGCCCGGCTGATGTTGCGGGTGATCTGCTGCAGGAACAGGTCGGGCGTAGCGGTCATTGACCAGTTGGCCTCCGGTTTTCCGGTGAACTCGTTGACGAAGAAACAGGAGATATTTCGCCAGCGCATCCACTCGGCTTCGAAACGGATGGAGTACTTGTAACCGCCGTCGATCAGTTCCGGGTAGACAAGAGTCGTGACCACGTACTTTCGCCCCTCGTGTTCGAGATAGCAGCCGATCGGGAAATCGACCTGCGAGACCTCGTTGAATACCAGCTGCACGTACTCTTCCGTCATCAGCTCATGACGAAACAGTGCTTCGGTTGTCACCGGAGCGGAGTAGAGTGGTTCGCCATTTCTGTTTTTGACTTCGATCATTATTCGTTCGTTCTGTCGGCGGGATTCGGCTCCCGAAACTTCACGGCCAGTTTACAGGCGTGAAGCTGATAGTTGTTGAATTGGGTTGTGTTGGAGTATATCAGCCGGAAAGTCAGGTCCAGAGCCTCCACGTACAGGGTAATTTGCCCTTTGTACAGCTCTTGCAGGAAAGCGGTATAGCGCGCCGTGAATTCGGCTGTGCTGTTTCCCTGTAGGAGGAAGGAGAGCGTGACATCCCGCTCTGCCAAACGGGCATCAGTAACCAGAACCTGCGTCCCGTTTTGCGTCTTATCGTCATTCTCGATAAATGCTTTTAGGGAGGTCGGGGCCATCAGCGCCTCCAGATACCCGGCCAGCAGGGTTGCCCCAAACTGGTCAAGAGCTATTCCGTTAATCTTGTCCATGGGGTTTACAATTTGTCTTTCAGGATTCTTTTCATGCTGGCCATGCTGTCCGCCATGTCCGGCAAGACCTTACAATAACCGCGGATGTCGGCAACATTGCCATTGAGCTGTATCATGATGTCGCGAATATCCACCAGATGGTGACTCTGATCGCGGTGCATTGCGAGCATCTCTTCCATTGCACGAAGTATACTTGCAGTGTACTCTTGCATGGCGGCAAACCGTCCGCTGAGCTCGGTGCCGGTATCTTGCGACAGGGTTTCATAGCTACGGGATGAAGCTGTTTGCTGCTGGATCAGGGCATCTTTGTCGACCCCGGCAATGGAATATGCCTGATCACGTTTCTGCAGAGCTTCGTTGTAGATGCTCTCGTACTCCTGTTTCAAAGCCTCGCGTTCGGCTTCGGACAGAATACCGTTGGTCATGGCCTCGCTGAAGTTTTCGTACCACGCTTGCAGACGTCCATCCAGCTGAGACGTGATGACTCGGTTGATGGCACTCATCATCACCTCTTCAAAGTTTCCGGCCACGTCGTCGAACGTCGCGTCCATGTCGTTCAGGAAATCTTCGAGTTCACTGCGGGCATCGTCCAGCGTGAATCCCGTCAGGGCCTCACTGGTCGCCTCGCCGAGCTCCTCCATCTTGTCTTTGCAGTCGACGATGGTCTCCAGATATTTGCGCGTGTCCTCATCGAGCTGCGCCCACACTTCGGGCAGCTCTTTCTGGAAACGTTCGATTTCCGCCCCAGAGAGGTCGAACAACCCCTCCATCCGACCGGAACCGTACAACTCTGTCCAGTCGAAACCGGCCGCTTCGATCACATCCCGATAACCTCCCAGGCGTTCGGCTGTTTTGACGCCGTACGAATGGTTGTTTTTAGCTCGCGAAGCGAGGTAGGCTTTGCCCAGCCGTCGCGTGGCCTCCTCCTGCTTCTCAATCGCCCGGACGGCATCATCGCTGGCCAGTACTGCCTGCATACCGGTGTGCGATTCGATGACCTCTTTTTCGCGATCGATGATTTGGTCGAGTACATCGATATAGGCTTCGTAGGACTTGATGGTTTCTTCAGATAGCTCATGGTCTTTTGTAAAGAGAGAGGCTATCTTGGTCACCACTTGCAAGGCGGCGCTGATAATGGCCAAAATAACGGAAGCTGATTCGACGGTTTTTATGGCAGCACTTGCTGCTTGTGAAGTGCCTTTTACCGCAGTAATCGAGCCCGTAGCAACCATAACTATCCCATCAATGAGTTGAGTCATTGACGTGGCGATTTCTCCCCCGGTCTTAATTGCCTCTCCAGCCGTTCCCCCGATTGCTTCCCCAACCTCTCCAAACGTATCATAAACATCGTTTAGGACAGATTGTAAATCTTTCCACTCTTCCGTGCTTTTCTTGGCCGTCTTGCCGGAGTCACTGCCGGTTTTGAGGTTCTGTGCCTGGATCTTCAGGGCGGCCAGTTGGGCCTGGAGCCGGGCTTTGATGGCCGGATCGGCATTATCGCCCAAGGCATCCAGCGCTTCCTGTACCTGGGGAATCATCGCGAGGATTTTGTCCAGTCCCATGTTGACGATGTTGTCGACGATGGCTGTGAACTCTTCCTCCTTCAGCCCCATGTTCTCGGTCAGAGCTGTGATGTCATTATCCCGGATGGTTCGGAGCTGTTCGATTTCATCCTCTCCCGCTTTACTGCGCCCCTGGTTGCGAATCCGGGCAACGTCCTGCTGGAACTCCTCTTCGATGCGGAGCCGCTCGGTGGCGTATTTCTGCCATTTCTCCAACTGTTTTTGTGCGGTTTCCTCGGTCTCGGCACGATCGATCATCGCACTCTGTTTGTAGAAGTCCAATTCGCTGATATTACCGGCGTCGAGATCGTCGTTCAGCTTCTTGCGCATGGATTCGTAGGTTCGTTCCGTGGCTCGTTGTTTACGCTCCTCTTCGGACAGGAACACATCGCCGAGCTGCCGATAGGTCTCGGCCGCCTGTTCGGCGTACTCTTTTTCGACCCGTTCCCGGTCCTGAAGACGCTTTTGTTCGGCGGTAGCGATCAGGGTATCGTATTGTGCCAGCTCGTTTTCCGATGCTCCATTATGGGCACTCTCTTTTCGGTCTTTGTTGATCTGGGCGACCGATTGCTGGTATTCGAGATCAATTTCTGCCAGCCGTTTGTTCTTCCCTTCACGCATGATGGCGATACGACGGGATTGAAGGTCTAAGTCGACCCGCGCAAACTCGTCAGCTAATTTTTGCTGTTTTTTTATCACCTCTTGTCCTACTTTGTCGGAAACGTCACCACCTAAATCCGAATAGACCTTTCGGGCTTCTTTCTCCCTCTTCTTGGCTGCATCGTATTGTGCTTTCGTAAAAGCATCTTTATCCTGCTCGATCTTGCACAATTCCTGTTTTGCGTCCTTCCACTCCTTGGCAGCTTTGGCATAGACGTCGGAGAATTTTTCAGATCCACCGAAAGTCGCCTCGGTCTGCAGTTGGTTAACTTGTCGTTCTGCCTGATCTTTCTGGCCTGATAAATATTGATACCGATATTTAATATCTATCGGGATAAAAAGCGGATTCTCTGCTTTCGCCTTATCCAGTGCTTGCTTTGCTTCCTCGTAGGCTTTATTTATCTGGTCGAGATTGGATTTCGCTTCCAATAGTTTAATCTCCACAGGCTTTGCCTGCTCTTCTGCCTCTTTCTTTATTCGCTCATATTCGGCTAAATCCGCCTCTGCAAGTGCAAGGCTCTCTTTGGCCTTTTCCTGTGCCTGTATGTTGTAAAACAAATCACTACTCATCCCGGTATCGTCGGATGATTGCTGCTTAATCGCCTGATACCGTTCTTTGAGACGTACCAACTCTTCTTCCCATTTCCGGACATTGTCAACCAGCATTTGGTATCGTTCTGCTTCCGCCTGTGCGTTAATGGATTTGTCCGTCTCGCTGGGATCAACCTTCTTTAGCTCTTCCAAGCTGAAATTATCGGTCAGTGTCGGTGCAAGTTTCTTCAGCTCATCATAGGCACGCGCCTGGGCAATAGTCGACTGGGTGTCGTCCCGAATAATCGCCAACCGCTCGTTAATCTTGTTTTTGGTGTCGTCCAGCCGTTGGTTGAACTCGTCCATTGCCTCATTGTGTTTTCTTTGGGCGCGCTCAGCGGCTGTTTCTGCCGTCACCAACTTATACACTCCGTACACAAGTCCGGCAATAGCTGCCGTTACCATCGTTACGGGATTGGCCAGCAAGGCGGCTGTGTTTGCCTTAATGGCGAACGTCAGGGTTTTCCAACCCTTGGCAACCAGTGTAACGCGGGCAGCTTCCACGGCTTGCGCAGCAGTCAATTGACGCCCATACATCAGGGCGAGTTTCTTTTGCAACACCGCTTCTCTCAGAACAACCATATTGGCACGTTGGGCTGCCGACACCAGCATCAAGGCTGCTTTGTAAGAGCCGTAAACGGCTACCAACTTGATTAATAGACCGAGAACGATATCGTAGTTCTCCACCAGCGAGATCGTCCCCTGCAGTACAGATGCAATCATCCCCTGGCTGGATTTTCCGATGTTGTTGAACATCGTATCGATCGCATCACCGAGGTTCGAAATCAAGCCGGTAATGGTCTTCGACTGATTCTCCATCAGGTTGTAGAACTGGCCGCCTTCGTTGGTCATGCTCTCAATGACCTTTTTCACGTCCTCAAACCCAATCTTTCCGGCAGTGACCATCGCATTGATCTCTTCGGTGGTCACGCCGTACATTTTGGCCATCTCCTGCAACATCGGAATCCCCGAACTGGTAAATTGGAGCATGTCCCGTGCATACAGTCGTCCCTGTACGGCGGTGGTACCGTACAAGTAGGTAAGACGTTCGAGAGGTAATCCTAACCCGGCAGCCACGTTGCCCAACCGGGTGAGGGTGTCGGTTACATCCTCAGCTGCAAATCCGTAGGCAAGCAACTGACGGGCACCATCGGCCACCCCCTGCAGGTCGAAAGGCGTTTTGGCGGCCAGATCGACCATCTGCGCCATCAGCGCGTCGGCCTTCTCCTTGCTCTGCAAAAGCGTCGTAAACGCTACTTCGAGCTGCTGGAACTCACCGCGAGTACGGGCAATTTGCTGAACCAGGCTCCCCAACGAAAACCCTACGCCAACTTTAGCCAGTGTCGCGGAGAATCGCCGCATGGCCATGTCCATTCGGTCCGAGTCCGTGACGACGTTGGAGGTAACTTCTTTTGCTGTCTGCTGAATCTGTTTGAGTCGACGGAGTATCTCCTGATTATCGATTTCAGCGGTAAGGTCGATCATGGTTATTCCTTCCTGAGTGTTGGTTGTGTCGATACAACCGGGTACTATTTCCCGCTCGCCATCTGTATCAACATGTTCATGGCGTTCGGAGCATTCAAGTCAAGCTGTTGCGGCGCCCCTTCATGGTGTTTGTAATCCACCCGAATGGAGTCACGGATCATCAGCTGCAAGTTTGCCCAGGCGATACCCCACAGGACGTAATCCAACGTCCAGTGGTACCTGCTGACGATCATGTCAATTCGTCCCCAGAGGGTTTGCCCGCCATAGCAGCTATCCGATCTGCCGGGGTCATCGGGGAAATCTCGACCTGAAGCATTTTTACCAATCGGATAGCACGCGTAAAATCCTCGCAATAGGACTGCGAAACGATCCACGATAGCAGCTGTACCACCGTCGCAGGTTGCATGGTAGGGGAGTGCATCAGCAGTTCTGTTCTTGCTCGAAGGTTTTTGTCGATCTCCTGTTTGGTTCTGAGTGTGGCGATGGCGATGATTTCGGCCACTTCCTGCGGCTTCTCGGCGCAAATCCGCCACATTTCCTTGACGTCATTGTCCGAGCCCGATAGAGCCATATCCAGGGCAAGCAGACGCTTGCTGATCATCATCAGCCGGCCCAACTGCAACGGGTAGAGATACAAGGTCACCTCCTTCGAACCGTCGATACTTCTGATTTGGAACGATTCGTCCTTTTCCATCAGCGTATCGATGGCTCGTGCATGTACGGATGCTTGAGATCTGTTTGGTTTCATGATTCAGAATGGATGAAAGTGCATCCCGCCCCGGTCTCGCTCCGGGATACCAGCCTTTAGCTGACAGCGGGATTCTGGAAGGTGGTTATACTCCGACACCATCGGTGTATGCCGGAGTCGCAATCGGCCACCAGGCCACGCCCCCTTCAGCAGGAGACAAAACATCTGCCGACACCGCAATCTGGAGCGGATCCGACGTGTTCATGCCGCCCGACAGCGTTGCTGCGTACTTGAGACGGGCAAAAGCGATGGAAGCTCCCGACAGCGCATCGAAGACGAACGCCTTTTCGCCTTCGTACAATTTGCCCTGTTCGGGCTCGGTGGTACCGAAGTAGAACGCGAGTGTCTCGTCGTCGAAGTCGGCCACATTCCACGTCACCTCTTTCGATCCGGTCGTGGGATCACGCAGGGCGAAGAAAGGGTTTTCCTCACCCTCACGGTGGAACTTGTTACTGGTGGCGTTGGAAAAGTTGAAGGTCACGCCGCCCTGATAGGGCTGGGTGATCGGTTTGAGCGCCTTAATCAGCGCATCGGCGCCCTCGTCTTTTACTCCTTTGGGAAGCGGATCCCCGGCATGACAGGATTTCAGTCCTACAAGTTGCATGGTTTCAGTATTTTTTAAGTTTCAGTTTGATGTTCGAAAATGTGAAGGAGATCGCCTCCTCACTGATGAAAGTCTCGCCGCTCACGTCGAAAAACCACCGTTCGGCAACCGGATAATGCCCCAAAGATTCGAAGGCAATCTTCGTCAGTTCGGCCAGACGGGAGCGGTTGGGGAAACGTTGTTGTTCGCCGCCGATGGTGGGCGTCGTGTCCGGAACGTAAATGTTCACATTCATCGTGGCTACCTGTATCCCTTCGGTCACGTTCGTCAACGAGGTCACGACAAGAAATTCACCGGAGGGGCGATTCGGATAGTGATCCGCATACATCACCGGAACCGCTTCGCCCAATGGAGAGCGGCGCACATGGTCCCAAACCAAAGTGAATATTTCCGCAGAGGTCAGTTTCATCCTTGCTGTGATCTGAGGTATTGTCCGAACTCGGCTTTCAGCCTTTCGGCGGTGGCCTCCACCCAGTCCGCAGAGCCCTGCAGCACGTCGAATCCCTTTGCCTCGACATAGCGGGCGTAGCGCATACCCGCCACCCACACCAGGCAGGTTTTGTGAGGCGGAAGCCGAAGTGCGACTTCGATGGCGTATGCGCGGCTTTTGTTCTGCACCGGCCCCGGAGCGAATTCGCTTTTTACTACTCGTCCGCCCTGTACCACGACATAACCGATCGAATGGCGGAGATTGCCCGTCCGGTCGGTATAGTTGCCATGTTCGCGGGCGTATTTTACCACACGTTCCCCAAGCATGGAGAGCCACTCAACAGCCTTCCGGTCGTATTCTTCCTGGGCCTGCCGAAACGAGCGGTCTACCTGCTGCCAGTTGGTACGATCCTTTATAGCCATAGCTTTGTGTCTTCGTAACGTTGTCCGCTTTTGTAGAAGCCCTGCACGGGATAGGAGACCGTATCCATCTCAGTGGGGCCGGCTTCGGTACGCCGCGTGTGGTCGAAAATGTTAATCCCGTGGCGGTCGAAAATGCGTACTCGTGTCCCGATGGGAATCGGCCGCGTTGCTGCCGGCATCGTCACCTCGTATGCGTACAGAAAGACCTGGCCGTTTTGCCCTTTGATCTGCTTCGCCTGACCGTTTTGTCGGGCGTTGCATCGACCCACGTAGCGCCATTCGTGCACCCCCTCGGTCCAGGAACCGTCGGGATTGAGTGTGGCATCCTCTTCGTACCATATTTCGAGCGTATGGGGGTAGCGAATCATAGGAACTTTACTTTGGGGCGCGGGTTGAACTCTTCAGCGATATCGGCAAAGCCGTTCTCCTTTGCGAGAGCGTGAATGCGGCTTCGCAACTCAGCAACATTATAGCCGAGCGAGAATCCGCCGTTACTTTCGGAGGCCAGCACCACGAGCTGCTTCAGCACGTCGATGGTGGCTTTGGCGACGGATTTCTTTGCGGCGGCAGAATACTCATCATCCGGGCTTAACCCTGCATCCATGCAGGACACATGGATCAGCCCGTCATCCACGTTGTAGGGATAGAGCCTTGCCGATATGGCTTCGTAGTTCGTCATGGACTATCCCAGTTTAGTGAGGTCGGCGATGGCCATTCGGTTCGGGATTTCGATGTCTGGAATGGCCTCCATGCCATACTCCATGAAGCGACCCTCGGAGGTGCGATACGATGAGATGAACATTTTGCCATCCTCGGCCATCGTATAGGTTCGGCCCGGAACCGGGTCGCGCATTTCATAGGGTACTTTCCACTTCATGTATCCGAGTTTGTTGGCTCCGAGGGCCGGCAGGAACGACACATAGTCGTCGGGAACGGCATTTTTCGCCTCGGTGTCGGAGACCTGCACCCATTCGTCCTTGATACGGAATCGGAACGGGATGTCCACAGCCTCCAGCAGACGGTTGGCCATCGGTTCAGTGACGATGTTGCCGGTGGAGAACTCCATGTCGCCGAATTTCATGGTGTACTTCCCGATGAACTCCGACGATGATGCAATCCGTTTGTAGAAGGTCGCGCGGTTCACTTCGGCAATGGCGAACGAGCAGCCCATCGGACGCATTTTGTCCACGAACTCGGTCATCATCCACGAGAGAATATTCTCTTTATCGCCCGATGTCGCCTGTTTCTTGGTGATGGGCAGTTTGATGTCGGCCACCGAGACGCCGCGCTTGTTCTCCTTGCCGTTCACGCTGGCCTGTCCCTTGAAACGCAGGTCGCCCATAATCAGGTCCAGACGCTTCATCGGAGCCAGCAGGCACTGGCGAACATCGTCAGCCAGAAAGTTGATGATTTCGTCCAGTACGCCCGGCTGTGCGGCGCGCAAGCCGTTGTTATAGGTGTCGATGAGAATCTGCAACCGTTCCAGACGGGTGTTGTCCATCTGGTAGGCATCGCCGAAGCAAGCCACTTCACCGACGCCGCTTCCAAGCGCATGACGCTTGCGGATCGGTTTGTTGGCATACCGGTCAATGACGGTACCGGCAACGACGCCGGTCTGGTTGCCGATGTAGGTTTTGAACGTGCCGTCCGGATTCGCCCGATCGTAGTTCAGGTAATCTTTCCAGAACACCCGGTCCATATCGAGCATGTTCACGGTAGCCCGATCGATGATTGCGGACAGTACGCCTTTATTGTCCAGCAGTGATTCGATAGTCAGTACCATTTTCTTTCCTGTGTTTTAGATGAACATGAACCGATCTCCCAGCGCCTCTTTATCGGCTTCAGTAACGGGGATGTAGAGCTCGTCCTCGACAATGCCGAACACCCGGCCGATGCATGCCACGGTGCTGATGTCAGAGAGTTTGCGCACTCCGTAGGAGAGACAGTTGGGCGTGTACTTAGCGGCGGGATCCGAATCGCTCTTCGCCTCCACGAGAATCGCGCCGACCGTGAGTGCCGCCGTAAAATTCTCTGCGGCGGTAATTTCGTCGTAACCCTCCTTCGAAGTATCGACAGCGGCTACGGAGATGACGTTGGTACCGTCCGACAGATACATTCCCGCCTTGAGGAACGTACCGTTTACGAGGGGATTTTTGGCGACCTTCACGACTTTGACCGACGTGGCGGCCTCTTCGAGCACTTTCACGCGAAGACACACATGGGCCCTGCGCTCGGCTTTGTCGCGGTAAAGGGGAGCCAGCTCGGGAAGCCATCCGTCGACCGGAAGGTTGGTTTTGTCCAGATCCATGCCGCCGTCGTTGATGCGGTAGATGGTGGTTTCGTCGCAGACCTCCCGCATCACGGCGGGTGCAGTCTCGTACTTAATACCTGCAGGCATTACTTACTTTGGTTTTTTTGTTCGACAATTTGTTGGGTGCCCTTTTCGATCTCGGCAATCAGATTGTCCATGTCGGTTTTCTGTTTGCCCTCGGCAGACTGGGGCGGTTGTACCAGCTGAAATCCCTCATTGGCCAACTCCTGTTTGAACTCGCCGTAGTCCTTCACAGTTTTCTCCACGTAGGCGGCGATCTCTTCTTCGTCCTTGAAATCGCGGCCTTCGATGCGACCTCCGTAGTAGGATGCGGGGATTTTTGCTTCATCGAGCCTGGCGCGCAACGTCGCGGACAGGGCCTCTTTGCGTTTCTGCCCGCTGATCATGTCGCTGAACTCTTTGAGCAACTCGGATTTGAACTTTTCGGGATCGAAATCGGATTTTTGAACCGGCTCGGTTTTTTCCTGCGGTTCCGGCTCGGCGGCAGGTTGGGCGACAGGCTTCCCGTCTTTGAGGTTATGCCGTTTCTCGTAGTTGCGTACTGCGGTCTGTGAGGCATCCCCTGCACGGTAATCGCCGTAGCTTTGTAATACGTCCTGAAAGCCTATCCCCTCCACGATGGCAGGTAATTGAGCTTCGTCCGTAACGTTCTCGACACGCTTTGCTGCGATTCGTTCGAGAATTGCATTGTCAACCCCCGGAAATTTGGTTTTGAGCAATGCCAAGAGTTTTTCTTTCATGTCGTTCCGTTCGTATATAGTTTGAATGTATCTTCACATCCATCAAAAAAGGTCTGCCAGCCGGTAAGCCAACAGACCTTGCCCCTTGTGGGGTATGATGTCGTTCCGTCTGGGTCTGTCGCCTGCATCCATACAAGCACATACAAAGATTTTTCGACGCAACACAATATCCAAATTTAGGGTGCGGTGAAGGGGGAAAATTTTTCACTCCTCCTGCAAAATACGCCCAATGTTTCGTACAACAGAATTATATTTTATAAAACGAAATATTTACCTATCTTTGTAATGACATTTAGCCAGGGTATGAAATGAGGATATTTACCGAACAGGCCATTAAAGAGTACGCGGAACAGCATCCGGAATCGAAAGTTGCCCTGCAAGAGTGGGCGCAGAAAGTCAAACGAAGCGACTGGAGTTGTTTTGCCGACATAAAAAGGACATTCAACAGTGTCGATAACGTAGGAAATCAGCACTATGTATTCAACATCAAGGGCAATGACTTTCGACTGGTGGCCGTTGTGAAATTTACCATCCGGTTCGTTTATATCCGGTTTATCGGGACGCACAAAGAGTACGATAAAATTGATTGTCGAAACATTTAACCGCAGAGCAAATGACGAAAATTGAGACCCAGGCCCAATACGATTGGGCTGTCAGTCGGGTAGAGGAGTTGCTCCCACTCGTGAATGACAATACCCCCAAAGATGATCCCAACCTCATTGAACTGGAATTGTTGTCGAACCTCGTGGCCGATTACTCGGATGAGCATTTTGCCATCGGATCGCCGTCACTGGCGGACGTGATCAAACTGCGGATGTACGAAATGCACCTGACGCAACGCAGTCTTGCCACGCTATTGGGTATCAGCCCTTCCCGGGTCAGCGCGATCGTATCGGGCAAGGCGGATCCGACCTACAAAGTAGCCCAGGAGATCAGCCGGAAGTTGCATATCGACGCAAGCATCGTACTGGGTGTTTGCTGATCGCCGTTGCGCTGCGGTGGACACCTTAAATACAGGAGGGGGAATACATGACCGACCGGAATAGACTTACACCAGAGGAGTTGCAGCAACTTCGTCAGACAGATTTTAATTCCCAGCCCGGATTTGTACCGGCAGAGACCGTATTGGCCAAAGAAGTGGGCGCAAAAGGGACACCGGAGCGTGCTGAGTTTGATGCGAGAGCTTTTGCTTGGTATTCCGGGGAATTCTCCGGGGACAAAGAGAAGGCGTCGGAGTAAGCTCCAAGAGTGAGCAACGCCAAATCTGACAAAAGGAATTGTTCCACCATATAAAACACCACTCCATGATAACCCAAGCACAATATGAACTCGCCCGGCAGCGGATTGAGGAGCTGTTGCCCCTGGTGGATGACAATACGCCCGTAAACGATAAAAATACGATTGAACTGACCCTGATGTCGGATACGGTCATTGCATACGAAAAGGAGCATTTCCCGATTAAAAAGCCAACCGTTTCGGAACTGATCGAACTCTCGCTGGAAGAGAAGGGCATGACTCAACGGCAACTCGCTCAGGAAATAGGAGTCAGCCCCTCACGGGTGAACGACTATGTGTCCGGCCGTGCGGAACCGACTCTGAAGATCGCACGCTTGCTGTGCCGGGTGCTGGATATTCCCGCAGCGTCCATGCTCGGATTATAACTCACCCCGCTAAACTGTGGTGGCCTGCTGTTTCGTGACGGCCTGTTCCTTCTGTATCTCGCTCACCTCGTCGTCCACATTATCGACAATCCCGGCCAGCATGACTCCGGTTCGACGCGATGCCACAGGCTGTCCGCACGCCGAAAGTGCAATGCGCACCTTCTCTTCGAGATCATCAATGCTGAAGGGTTGAATCTCCACATCCATGTCGATAGTATTGGCGGCATCTTCATAGGCCGGATTCAGCGAGCCGACGGCCGAAGCAAGAAAGTTGTATCGGCGTTGCAGATACTCGCCGACGATCTCGGCATGGTTATCGACGGCAAGCTGCGTTCCCATAAACAGAAAATCGAAAGCGCGGCCCGACGGAACGCTTCCCAGTCCCTTGAGGTTTTCGAGAGAGAGGCGGGGAGTATTGGTGAGATGGTAGGCCATGTCGAGCAGGTTGTCCAGTTCGACCTTGGCGGCGCTCCCTACCTGGTCGAGGTTCAGGTAGTACACCTTCCCGCTGTTTTGCAGTTGAATCATGCGGTTTTTCCCGACCTTCTGAGGAAGCCCCTCGATATCGCCCTCCAGTACCAGATCGGGGAAAAAGACCATATCCACACAGTCGGCATAGTTGGACAGCAGTTCTTCGATACGGCGGCGAATCGTTTGGATGTTGTGGCACAGAGAGGTCGGACGATAGGCATACATCGTCGGATTTTTCCTGAATCCATGTTCGAAACTCTGATCCGGCAGGAACGTCCATGTGCCCGCGTCCAGTCTCCAGGTGTACACATTGGTGGCAGTCACGGTCATAAAATACTGCACCTCCATCTTCGTTTCATTGTCACGGACCGAATACCCCCGGGAGAGAGCCACATAGTCGCCACTGGCATCGAAGAACGGATACAGCGCATCGCCCCGAAACGGCGACCATATCGTACAACGAAGTCGGTACCTGTTGCTGTTTGCGTACCCGAGCATCCCTTTGATTTTAGCCTTCAGGCGGGCCCAGAAACCGTTATCCGGAACCGCATACCAATACTCGGCCACCTCCTGCTCGGAGAATAACGATCGGACGATACGCTTGTTGTTGTAGCGCATTTTGTTCTTGCGGATCACACTCTGGATGATCTGCAACAGCGATCTTTCGGCATCGTCATTGGGAGCGCAATCCACCTGCGGATCTTTGCCCACGGTGAAGGCCGTATGAATGTTCACGATGTCCTGCTCCAACGGGATGGATATGCGATTGACCGGGTCAGGCTCATAGACGGCAGCATGGTGCGTCACCGTACCGTCCGGATTGGTTACGTCCTTCTCTTCGGAAACCAACAGCTCCCCATCTTTGCGCAGATGCTTGTCATTCACTTCGTGTCGGTCGGGGTTCCACTCTCTTTGGAGCTCATCCACGCAAGGTTTGGGCGTCTTACGTTGCGCCTTCAACAGTTCAATCTTTGCCGATTCGTCGCTCATGGCGAGAATTTCATCCAATGTCTTCATGTCCTAACTGAAATAACCCCTGTAACTTTTGTTTGTCTTCCGGATTTTGCCGAGAATCATGCCCAACACGTAGTAGCGCACGGCGTCGATCAGGTGATCCTCCTGCCCGTCTTTGGGTCGGTTGATCGGCAGGCCGTTTTTGTCCTCGTCCCACACATAGTTGCGGAACTCCTTGAACATGTGGAATGATCGTTCGGTAACGTATATCTCCATTTCGAGCATCTTCTCAATGCCGGCAATGACGGACGGGCCGCTTTTGTCAACCGGGTAGATATTGATCCCGGCATTATGTATTTCATCGATCAGCCGCGGATCGGCAGACTCCGATATGACCTTTAGATCGCGATAGGGTCTCAGCATATCGATGATCTCCCGGGTCAGCATCTGCGTGCGGTAGCATATCTCGTCAATGTAGAGCGCATTGCCGATAATTCCGCATTTGGCAATCGCCGTCGGGTCATTCGAGTACCCGAAGTCCTGGCAAATGGCAACCTTCTCGCACCAGCGGGGAAACTCTTTGACCGTATGGACATTTTTGAAGATAGCCCCCTCGGCCACGTCTACCCATTTGCCCATGACTACATGGGCATACTTGTCCGGATCTTCGACCTTCATGCGCTCCACTTCACGCAGGAACTCATCCGAGAGGTTCTCAATATTGTCGAAATAGGTCGTGTGGATGTGCAGGACATTGGGGTGGGTGCTTATCTGAACGTCCACGCCGTCGATATTTACCAGTTTGTGGGTCTTCTCGATATACTTGCGGTAAATGAAGTGGTTGGAATCGGTCGGGTTCATGATGATGATCACCCGATTCTGTATCCCCTTCTGGCGTATCGAGAGCATCAGCTTGTCGAAGTCATTTTCGCTGGTCCACTCTTCGGCTTCGTCGCACACAAACGTCGTGATGCCCTGGATGGACTTGAGTTTTGCCGTCTGATTGCCGGACGAGGTTTTGATGCCCCGGAAGAGCACGCGACTGCCCGAAACGAGATTCTCGATATCCTTCTGGGTTACGTGGAAGAACTCGCCGGTACCGTCTGCCTCTATCTTCTCCGTAAACTCAGGAATAACGGACATGGCGGCCGACACCATGGTGTAGCGGCAGTACAGGATAACATGCCCGGCTTCGAACGTGAGCCGTTCGATGAACGTCCCCGCATTATACGATTTTCCCGACCCGCGTCCTCCGGTAATGAGAATGATGAAATGCTCGGTGTCGTCATACAGGGGCAGATATATGTCTTGAGGCTGGATCATTTCTTTTGCAGGCGGTCTTCCACCCATTTTCGAATGTTGATCGATCCTTTCATGCTAACGTCGGCTTTTACATCCAAACTATCGCCAAAACCTTCATTCCGCCCCAGAGTACCGAGCAAATAACGCAACATGCTCGAATCCGGAGGGGACACCCAGCCGATAATCCGACCAGAGGGATCTTTTTCCGGAATACCGAGCGCCACAATGCGAGACATAGTAATACACTCATCGAGCATCTTTCCGCGTGCATCTTTCAGAGCCGCTGCAAAATCAGGGTCGGATTTGATCCAATCATACACAGTAGTACGATTGACGCCGAATATCTCTGCGGTCTGAGTTAAATTTCCACCTGTCTGTTTTAAAACATCTGTAAATTTGTCGATACCCGGTTTCATACGCGCGTAGTGACTGTTGGATTTGTTGTGTTTTGTATTATTCAATCATCGCGAGCACTTCTTCTCCTTTGGCAAAAGAGGATTCTGGAGCAATGCCGGCCAACTCGCAAAATTCAGCCTTTGACTGAAAAGAGGAAAAGGACAAGGTTATATACGCCATTTCATTCAGCACACGGATTTCACTCGCTTCTTTTACCGCTGCCTTAGATGCTTTAACGGCCGCTTTCCTACCTGCATCTATCGTTGCGATGTTTTGTTGTTCCCGTCCTTGCTGGGAATTCGGTAAAAAATCATCCAACGCAAAGGAATCTATTGCTGGTATTTCATTCCCAACACTCGCAAAGATGGACAGCTCTTTCAGATACTCGTCATCAATACCAGCCATCGAGACATCAATGTCAGGAAGGTATTTAGCTACCAACTCAAGATCTGTTCGCGTATTACCGAGAGCCATGTACGTCATCTGTTCTTTTTCCTGTTTTTCGTCCAGATTTACCACCTCCACTTTGACAGGATAATCTTGGTCCGGTGTACCATCATACTTGTAGTATAAGTCCATTGCCTGAATACGCCGGTGCCCGTCGATCAGATTTCCAGTGCGTTCATTCCATGTAATGCCTCCGAGATAGCCGATTTTTTGCAAATTTTTCTTTTGCTGTTTAATCCGCTCTTCAGTATGGCGTTTGGGATTGTATGGGTTGAGCGATATTTGGCTACGTCTAATTATGCGCGTCTCGCTCTGTTTTAATGGTTTTGTAGTCATACTCAAACAGGATGCGTTCAACCATAGGAAACTCCGCTATCACCTGATTCAGGTCTTGCGGATGATTTTTACGTAAAAAAAGAAGATAATTGAGATCGGATATATTAGTACCTGACGACTGGGTTTTTCCATACCGTTCGGGCATAATCAGGCCCTGTTGCTGGATGTACGATAGGACATCCGTGTTCTTGTACTCTGACAATGGAAAAAATTTCTTCGTTTTTTCACAAATGGCATTTTGCTCATACGTTCTCAACATCAGACGTCTATTCATCCCGTCGGATTGTTTGAATCCATAACAAGTCCACTCGATGCAATATTTTTGTCGGAGAATATCAGTGAGTTGAGCAAGACTATATTGCCGGATTTTGCGTTTCTCACATCCCAAATAACCCGTTTTGTAATACGAGAACAAGGCGTAATGCGGGATTTGTATAAACTCAATTTGGGGGTATTTACGACAAGCGTAGTTGATATAACGATTAATGTGCTTCAGATTAGGCACAATGTACATATATACGCATACAATATGGTCAAAATAAGGGTGACAAAGGTCAAGTAAGGCAATGCTATCTTTTCCGGATCCGGAATGAAATAACATTACCTCACGCGACCTTGTGGCGATTGATTTGATAATTTCTATCGCCTTTTTCACGACTAACGACCATTACCGAGTACCCGATTACGGCGGCGGTTGGCTGACGATTGACGGCGAGATCTTGCCGCTAAATAATCAGCCTTACGCATGTACTTTTCGCCATTCGGACCTGTTGCATATGGTTCTGACATAACATTGTTGTTTTGAGGTTACTCGGCAATATTGCCACAACAAAGGTTTATTGCGGCTGCACGACAGGCAAGAGACAACGCAAAAAATAGCCTGCTAAAAGCAGGCTATCATCGAAATTTATCTTACTGTTATCTGAGATTTGTGGCGACGACTTTCTCGATGGCCAAGAAAAACATCATTGGACGTTCTTCGGGCGGCAATTTGTCGTGTTCTTTTGCGTCGGCCCTGAACTCTTCGAAGTCAGGATATGCAGGCTCGTTTTGTGTATATTCGTCAATATCTTCAGTATCGACACAAAACATGCCTATATCATTGATTTTAACATCAAGAAACCACGAGTTATTACGATTGTGAAAATGAATATATTCGATTGCCTTGAATTCTTCTTCTGCGTTCTCATCACCGGCTATAAAACCGCTCTTTTTATTGCGTCTGATCGCCTCGGTGTCCATGAACTGACTAACGTAGTAATCACTGAATGAACGAAATTCGACTTTCTTCTTACCCGTAATAATCTCTAGGGCAAATTCTTTTCTCATCAAAAGGCTGTACGCCTCAACCTGTTGGCCATTTACTGTAATCTTCATTGCTTATTTGTTTGTGAGTAAAAATAGAACTGGACCGCACAATGTACAAGCCTTCGTAATTTTATTAAAATATCAGGGCTGTACCAGATCGAACCTTCAAACGGTAATTGACTTGTACTTTCCAAGAGACTCGCAATATGGCTGGAATTCATATTGCTGGCCTGACCTATTGAACTGCCATCAAGTTCAGTCGCTTGAAGCATCGCCACTCTTGGCGTTCGGTGTCGAAGTACACTTGGACGGTTTCGTTTTTCTTGCGGGTGTAGTTGCCTTCAATAGGCGGCACCAGGTCTGCCCGTAAAGTGCCCCATGCCTCACGCAGAGTGCCATCTACCTTGCGAAAGTAGAACCGTACGACCTCAGTGTGCATATGGCGCACGAGGTGAAAGTTACGCCATGCCAGCTTCAGGCATTCACTGAATACCCGATGCGTCGTTCTATAAAATCGCCACGCCATACGCATGATGTTCGAAAGGTCAGTCGTTTTCATAGTGTTAAGAGTTAAAAGTTTGCCTTTAGTTTTAATAACCGCAGTACTTCTTTGAGCTCGCTGTCCGTGTATCGCTCTGCTAGTTCACGAGACACGCCATTCGTATTCATCGCTATCTTTATAGCTGCCTCACGACTGATTTTGGGGGTTGATCTTCTTTTCTTCATATCGTTTACCATTGAATAGCGAGAGCTGCATCATATAACCCCTCTGTGAGTAGCCCGACTTCTTGATGAAAGTTGATGTCAGTCAGGCGATATTCAATCAATGCCATTGCATAGTAATTACCTTCTGCACGGGCTGTTCTATGTTTTTTCACAAGCGAGCGAAACATTGCCAGGCTCAAACCGTAGCCATTCTTAGCATTCAGTCTGCGCATACGTGTTTTATCACTTTCTTTGAGTTGGTCTTGATAGGTCTTCATGGTTTTTCGTTTTTGAGTTGCCACCGGCGGTCACTGGTGCCGCCACGCTTCGAGCCTAAGGCCTGTTTACAGTCGCTCGAACGACTTAATCGAGCTTGTAAAGTGCCAGCATTGTCTTTCTACCGCCAGCATCTTCTGAAAGACGCATTTTCATTGTTGGCTTGATTTTGTAGGTATAAGCATATATGCCATCTTTCTCTTCGTATATGTATGCCCACATACCTTCGAGGTTTCGTCTGCCGAGCGTGCCAAAATAAGCCTTCGTATCGTCAATGTCTTCGACAAGGCCCCATGCCTCATTACTAATACCTTCTCGGTTAATAGCGTCGATTACGCTGAATGCATATTTGTTCATGGTTGTATGTTTTTAGTTCAATGACAATGGTTAGTTGATCTCAGCAACTGTACAGGGGGTGAAATACTGATCTCTTTCGATGCCGAGACCAAATGGGCGAGTTCTAATACTTTGCAGCTCATTAAGCGAGATATAACCATATTCGCGTTCGCCCAAACATTCGCACAGCGCGAAGAGAATGTAATCGTCGCCTTGCTTTTCGCCTTCGAGAATATACCAGGTCTGACCACCGCAAGGGTTGAAGAACTTACAGATAACCTTTGCATCGTCACCTTTGCCATCTTGAGAGTAGAGCGGGTATTTTGCCAACTGCTTTTCGATCTGTTTCGTTAAGAGTTTCATAGCTTTGGTGCTTTATGTTTATCTTCATTTTTGTACTACAAATGTAGGTATAAATAAACTAAACACCAAACAAATGAAGAGAAAAATTTATCTAAAGATTATTTTTTAATTCGCTATTGTTGTTTTATCTAAATACACCTATCTTTGAAGTATTGCTTTCTCATGTAGATTTATATAAAGCATGGCACTTGATAACCGAGTTAAAGAATTGTGCAAGGATAAGAACATGACCCTTGCGGAAGTGGCTGAAAAGATGGATGTGTCAGCCTCTTCATTGTCTCAGATTTTGAAAGGGAATCCTACTCTCTCCAAATTACAAGCTATTGCCTCTGCATTGGATGTGACAGTCCCTGAACTGTTCGTCCCGGCTGCAACAAATACCATCACCTGTCCGCATTGCGGAGCGGTATTGGAAATCAGAGAAAAGGAATAATCATGGAGCAAGAATTGATCCTATACAATTCAGTGGATGGAGAAAGTCGCGTTGCATTGTTGGCGCGTGATGGCTCGGTTTGGCTTAATCAAGCGCAGATCGCCGAACTTTTTGCCACCTCCGTTCCCAACATCAGTCAGCACATAAATAACATACTAAAAGAAAAAGAGTTAGATGCGGATTCAACTATTAAGTATTTCTTAACAGTTGCGACAAATGGCAAGCCCTATCAGGTCAAATTCTACTCGTTGGAGATGATTTTGGCGATAGGTTTCCGCGTCCGTTCCATCCGTGGTGTGCAATTCCGCCAATGGGCAAACCGCAATCTCACCGAATACCTCCGCAAAGGGTTCGTTATCGACGACGAGCGTCTGAAAAACCCAGATGGTCGCCCCGACTATTTCGACGAGTTATTGGCTCGTATTCGAGATATACGAGCCTCGGAAAAGCGTTTTTATCAGAAGGTGCGCGACTTGTTTGCATTGAGCAGCGATTACGACAAGACGGACAAGGCTACGCAGATGTTTTATGCCGAGACACAAAACAAACTACTCTATGCTGTAACGGGGCACACGTCCGCAGAGATTGTGATGCAACGTGCCAATGCAGAAGCTCAGAATATGGGACTAACATCCTGGAAGGGAACTGTAGTGCGCAAACAGGACGTTATTATCGCAAAAAACTATCTGACCCACGATGAACTCGATTCTTTGAATCGGCTGGTTGTGATCTTCCTCGAAACAGCGGAATTCAGGGCAAAGAATCGAAACGACCTTACGATGGGTTTCTGGAAGGAAAATATAGACAAGATACTGGTATCTAACGATCAGCCCCTTTTACCCAATGCCGGCACTGTAGGAAAGGAGCAAAAGGACGCATTTGCATACCGAGTTTATGAAGAGTTCAATGCCCGCAGAAAACGCAGGGATGCTATTGAAGCCGACCGGGAAGACATGGAACAGCTAAAAGAGCTGGAGTCTGAAATCAAACATCGCAAATAAATGAATACGATACATGAATTATTGGCGGAGTGCGACGCGCTGAAAGCCCGCCTACAGTCATTGCGCCCGTTGCCCGCCCCGGCTCTGAAAAAGATTGAGGAAGCCCTCGCAATCGAATACACCTACGAAAGCAACAGGATAGAGGGTAACACACTGACCCTCCAAGAAACAGAGCTGGTAGTGAATGAAGGTGTAACAATCGCCGGAAAGTCCATGCGGGAGCACCTCGAAGCCATCAACCACGCCGAGGCCATCGACTACATACGGGATTTTGCCAAAACCCAAATGGAAATCAGCCAGCGCACAATAAAGGAAATACACGCCCTTATATTGCACGGCATCGACCGGGAGAACGCCGGGCGTTACCGTACCGTCCCTGTGATGATTTCAGGAAGCCAGCACACCCCGTCTCAACCGTACCTCATCGAAAAGCAGATGGAGGATTTTATGATACGATTTGCCGAAATGGAGGCAACCGGGGAACATCCGGTAATTACTGCCGCATACCTGCACGACGAACTCGTGCGCATTCATCCGTTTATCGACGGCAACGGGCGTACTTCCCGGCTGCTGATGAACTTGTATTTGCTGCGGAACGGATATACCATCGTTAACCTCAAAGGCACGAACGAAGCGAAAATAGCCTATTACGAAGCATTGGAAGCCTCGCACGTAGAGAAACACCCGGAGGGATTTCAGACGCTCGTAGCGGAGGCGGAAATAGAGTCCTTGCGGCGTTATCTGTCCATTGTAGGCGAGAATACAACCAACCAATAGCGATGTTATGGGAAAAACGGATAACATAGATGCACAAAGCCTTGGTAAGGCGCACGCCCTGTTTGAGAGCGGCGATATAGACCGTATTGAGGTGGGAACGGTCAAGGGATTACAGGACATACACCGGTATTTGTTCGGCGGGCTGTACGACTTTGCCGGAGAGGTGCGCCGCCTTAACATATCAAAGGGCGGGTTCCGCTTTGCTAATGCCCTATACCTCGATGTAATATTGCCGGTTATCGAGCGTATGCCGGAAGCGACGTTTGAGGAGATAATAGCGAAATACGTTGAAATGAACGTCGCCCACCCATTTATGGAGGGAAACGGACGAGCCACCCGAATATGGCTCGATATGATGCTCAAAAAGAATATCGGGCGGGTAGTGGATTGGCAAAGGGTGGATAAGGTACAATACCTCCAAGCAATGGAACGTAGCCCAATAAACGACCTCGAATTACGAGCCCTGCTGCAACCGGCATTAACTGACCGTGTAAACGACCGGGAAATTATTTTCAAAGGTATCACGCAATCGTACTACTACGAGGGCTACGAGGCATAAGATACCTCCTGAAACGCCGTGACAGGGTAGTTATGAAATCGCCATACAACACTATCAAACGAAGCTCGCGGCAACCTTGGGTGATATCGGTACCCCGAGCTGTTCGCCCCGGCTGCAACAAACGCCATCCCTGCCCGCATTGCGGAGCAGTGCTGGAAATCAAAGAAAAGGAATAATTATGGACAGGTATTGATCCTGTACAATTCAGTGGATGGAGAAAGCCGCGTTGCTTTGTTGGCGCGTGATGGCCCGGTTTGGCTAATCAAGCGCATATCGCTGAACTTTTACCACCTCCATCCCCAATATTAGTTTGTACATATAAAACACATTAAAGGACAGTGAATGAAATCCCGATTCAGTTATTAAGAATTACTTAACAACTGCCGCAGACGACGCACTTTAACATGTCACAATTCTACTCTTTGTAAGTGATCTTGGCCATTGGATTCCGGAGTCGCTCAGTCCTTGGTGCAGTCTATGATCTTGTATAGCTCCTACACCTTGATTTCATTATAAATCGCGAACTCTCCCCCTTTTTTATTCGCTTAGGAAATTGTGCATGGATTACCTGATATTCTGCATTCAGTTCAGAAATCATACTTTCTCGCTCATCAACTGTTAATTATATCACACCAAGCGTACGCAACACAATATTTGTGTTATTATGATATATTTATTTTTAATTAGTATATTTGAATGCATCTTATCTCCACAACCAACAGAAGTAAATCTAACCATAATACAGTTCAATATGAAATCAAGATTACTTTTCATTGCCTTGATAACTCTATGTACATTTTCACAATGTAGTAAAGAGAAGGCTCCGACACCTCCCCCTCCCTCAGGAGAAGATGAAGAAATTACTATAGATGTACCCGATTTAACTTTGCCAGACGACAATGCCCAAAGTACATTAACCTTTTCTTCATCCGCAGCATGGACGATCTCTTTGTCTGAGACCAAGGGTGTAGAGGAGTGGCTTACTGTCGAGCCTATGAGTGGAGCTGCAGGACAAGCTACCGTTACTGTTACGGCAGAGCCAAACGAAAATTACGACGATCGTTCAGCCGTCATTAGAATTCGTTCAGGCTCTACAAGCAAGTCGTTGCGAGTTTATCAAAAGAAGAAGAATGCACTGCTCTTATCGAAAGAGAGGTATGAATTATCTTGTGAAGAAACGAGCATTGACGTAAAAGTCAAAAGTAATATTGATTTCGAAGTCAAAATATTGGATGACTGGATTACTCAGATTCAAACCAAAGGATTAGTAATATACCCTTTGTCATTTGCAGTACAACCCAACGATGCCCAAAAAAGGACGGGTAAGATTGTCTTTTTAGACAGGAACAGCAGCCTGTCTGATACGGTATATATCGAACAGACAGGGAAGGAAGAAATTCAACAAGATAGAGAAGCCTTGATAGCATTATACAATGCAACAGGAGGTAATAATTGGACTCATAATGACAATTGGTGTAGTGATAAGCCTATCAATGAATGGTATGGTGTAACTACTAATTATACAACGGGAAGAGTCTCTGAGATTTCTTTACCTGAGAATAATTTATCGGGATCTTTACCTGATGAGATAAAACAGCTTACAGCATTACAGATATTAAACCTTGATCTTAACAATTTTACGGAGATTCCTGCTGTTATCGGAGAAATTCAAAGTCTTGAACATCTTAGCATGAATTCAAATACTTCACCAGGAAGTCCTCTCTCTGGAAATATTCCATCAAGTTTAGGTAATTTGTCAAATCTGAAATATTTATTTTTATGTGGAGATTTTGGTCCGCTACCAGAAGAACTGGGAGCTTTGACTCAATTAGAGAACTTAGCTATAGTTGGCGCTTGGTACGGCCGTTCTATTTCAGAGCCTATTCCGGATTGGATTCAAAATCTAAAAAAATTAACACACCTTTCTTTAGGGGGAATGAAACTATCTGGAGACATTCCAAACTGGATATATAATCTATCAGAATTACAGGAACTTCACCTTGAGTGCAACGCATTAACAGGGATAATATCAGAAAATATTAGCAATTTAAAATCGTTAACTTATATAACATTAAACAACAATAAACTATCCGGTACAATTCCCTCATCTTTGACATTACTGACAAACTTGCAACATTGTTATTTAAATGACAACGATCTGGAAGGTACACTCCCTGAAGGATTTGCGACACTAACTAATTTATTGACATTACATACGTATGGCAACCGTATGTCGGGCCAAATTCCTGAAGATTTTAAACAGAACCCTAACTTTGAGTCATGGGGTGTTGCCCAAAATATATTACCCCAACAACCGGGTTATACTTTGTCTTTGGGGTCATCTTATGAATCATCGGACTATTCCGCAGACGGTGAGGTAATGACTTTACAAACTGCAACCCAAGGAAAAGGTGTGGACATCGTACTATTAGGGGATGGATTTGTTGACCGCGACATGGATTCCGGTGGAAAATATGAACAAGCCATGCAGGAAGCCTACGAATATCTATTCGCATTGGAACCCATGAAATCCTACCGGGAATATTTCAATGTATATGCAGTCAAAGCTGTATCTAAACATGAGCAATTCGGCTATGGTAATGAGACTGCATTAAGTGCCACCTTTGGTGGTGATGGTGTATATGTGTCGGGCAATGATGACAAATGTTTTGAATATGCTCAAAAAGCTCCCATCCATTCGGTTGACCAAGTTACCATTGCTGTTGCGTTGAATATCAGTGCTTATGCCGGCACAACATTCTGGCATGGACAAGATGCGGCAGTAGCATACATTGGAATGCACCGCCCTGTAGATGGATTTTATGAGAAAACATTCGAAGCGACTTTCATACATGAAGTTGTTGGTCATGGTGTTGGGAAGTTGGCAGATGAGTATGTTTATAACAACGAGTATTTCCCGCCAGAATTTATTGAACATGAGAATGAATTATATCAAACATATGGTTGGAATGCCAATATCTCGTATTCCTCAGATCCGGAACAAGTGCGTTGGAAACATATGCTTTCGGATCCTCGATATTCATCGTATACGGGCCTTGTTGAAGGAGGTAACCTATATGCTCATGGGGTGTGGCGTCCAGAAGAATATAGTATGATGAATATTAGTTGCGCATACTTCAATGCCCCTTCACGTGAAGCTATTGTTAAACGTATCAAACGACTTGCGGGTGAAACATATTCATTTGAAGAGTTTGCAGCAAAAGACAAATACGAGCCTATAACCAATACTAAATCAGCACCCAGAATCAGCAACACCATACAACTACCTTCTCCTGTGATAATACGTAAGTAACATATTTATTGCTCACAAAGAAGTTCCTCTGCCAACACGGAGGAACTTCTTTTTATTTATGGCCCGCCAGGCATCGATTCAGGTATTTATCGGACTCTTTTCTGCGCTGAGTGATTCGAAGGAAAGCGTAGTGCCAATACTGCTCAAAACTATCAAGAAAGATAAATCCATAATCACAATCACAGACACATCCTCCACGCCGCTTTGATGGCACAATCTCATCGCCAATATTGCCTGCCACTATGTTTTTGTATTGATCCATTAGCTATCCAATCATGTCTAAAAGTGAATTTAGATCGTCTTGCTATGTTCATTTTTCTGTTGCTGATTTTTTAGTCATTGTTTTCTCGATCCGTAAAATCTGATTGGGGGACAATGTGATTGCATTATTCGCCTTTTGCAATGCCCGTATATTAAATTCATGAATCAACGCTTTCTCATCATCACCCTGATTCTCACATTGAATCATTTTACTACACTCTTCATCTATCAACTTTGATAGCTTTTGTCTGACTCTCCCCATTGCTTGTGCAAGAAGATCGGCATATCGTTCCTGCGGTATTGTATTAATAGCTATCATTTTCCTGTTGCTAATTTTTTAGGATATTCGCCTTCCGAGCTTGATTACAAACACCTCATCTTTCGGGGCTCCCCATTCTGGGCGACCTCTCCCGATTGTGATGCCGGCGCACTCGAACGTCATTCTTCGCTTTGTGTAGCCATATGAAAAGCACACGGCATCGATGCGCTTTAGACTGTCACAAGAAACAGGACTTTGTGGATAAGTCTTACGAGTCTCAATCAACCGTTTCTGCCAATATGGTTTCATTTCCCGGTACTCCTCGCGCTTCTCTCCGCGTTCAATCATTTCGTACCACTGCTTTTTGAGGGGCAGGTAAAGCGTTTTCATTCCTCACCTCCTTTCAGCAGTTCGGGGTTGTCCCAAAGGTTTCCAATCAATTCCATAATTCCATGATCATATATCGGTGCCCATGGTGTTTCTTTGTCTTCTGCAATGCAAAATGCCCCATAACTAAATACTATCACAAATGGGTATGTCGGCGATGGATAATCTTCATCATTGTATTCCAACATCACAATATCTCCTTCCCACACATCTTTCCCGTTCTTGTCTTTCAGCCCCGTGTACTGGCCGACGGTTTTTTGATCGACTTCTTTCGCAACAAGAACAATTTGACCGTCATCATCATCTTTAAAGGTTGTTTCAGAGGATGCTTTATAAATAAAGAATCTCCCTTGATTCTCTATAAGGTCACCGAAAATCCATTCGCCTGTTTCAAGGCTTTTCCCTCGGAATTTAATTTCACGCATTACTGTTCCTCCAGTGCTTTTTTGATTACTGCCTCTGCTTTGTCGATAAGCGAGCTATTTTTAAGACCTTTGAGCAAACCAGAAATTCTCTTAAGTTCTGAGGCCATCTCTTGCGATACCTCCAGCAACTCAGGAGCAGCCGCGATAAGGCGAGCGTCAGCTTCGGCTTTCTCTTTATTGTCAGTTTCGGCAACCGCGATAACATTGCCATTTGCAGAACGAGCTGACACGCAATCTTTCCATCCATCATCAATATCTGCGATTTCCCACGGCCCGGGTGTTCCTTTGAATTTCAGTTTCGTTTCCATGTTATTCAACGATTTTAATGTTCAAGTTTTTCGCAGTGACGTTCTGGCGAATGATGGTCGGTGCCAGCTCGTTCACCGGTGCCGGGATCTTTTTCAACAGGCCGGGAATAGCTTTTAGCTCTCCGGCGTGGTCGAAGCGGAACCGGTAGCTCAGCCGGGAGTTGTACTCACTGATAAGCTGCACAAGGGCAATGGCGATGCTCTTGTATTTCGAGACCTCCAGCGGCTCTTCGACTCCGGCTACCGATTCGTCAATGATCCGGTAGCATATATCGGATCGATCTATGTAGGGGAGGCTCATGTCGGCTATTCCGTGTTCGGTTCGGGCCCTGAATACGTGGTCGGCCTGTTTGCTTACGCTGGCGGTTATCGTGTCCATTCGGGTCATTGCACGTTTAATTTCGTGGCGGAGCATCCCGGCGTGTTCGAGTGCCCGGGTGAGGTCGTAGGTGATAGTCACTAAACAGGCGACGAAGAGCAGCATATCAATGGCGTAATAGGTTTGTTCGATCTCCGTCTCCGTAGGTTTGGGTGGATAGGCGACGTACTGATCCATCATCAGTTTCATTCGCCCGTAATGCGTGAATCGTGCGTTGGTTATCATATTCTGAAACATTATGCGACTTTTTTTCCCGGACAGAGGTTCTGCTGAATCAGTTGCGCACAGAGCGCCTCACACAATACCCTGGCCATATTCACCTCCACAGCATTACCGATGAATTTCTTTTGGTCAGCCTGTGTCCCGACGAGAACATAGTCAGCGGGAAACCCCATGATCCGCTTCAACTCTTGTATGCGCAGCATCCGCATTTTGATATCGACAATCCCGTACAGGGCCATGAATCGCTTGATTTTTGCCATTGTCGGGCTGTCGTTCGGGCTTATGGCTATTGCACTGTCGTAATGGTCTGTCCGGCATATAACGAGATGATGTTTAGGATTGGTCGTAACCGTCGGTGCCGGATTATGGATGCCATATGGAGTTCCGTTCCCGTACTGCATGTCCACTAATGCGAGGCGATCTCTCGTCGTCAGTGTCGGGGCAGGTGCGTCAATGCCGTGATTGTGACCATTCCCGTAATATGCCGTGATAAACGAGTGGTGATCTCTCGTTGTAATGGTGCCTGCCGGTTCTTCTACCGACACGCTTTTACCTTCCGGACTACCTCCATAATACTTGGAAAGGAAATTCACCTGAGCCACTCCGAGCCTTCCCTGAGTAGCTATCGTCGGACACGGTTCGTCAATGCCGGGAGCATGGTATTTTCCGGTACGGCTCATGGAGTTGTATTTGATCAGGAACGCCTCTTTTCCTCCGGCGACGAACTTGACCAGACCCGCGTAGATCCGTTTTAGCGTCGCATCGACAAGCGGTTTCTTCCGTCCGAATATGCTTTCCCCCTCATCCGAAAAATCCAACACTTCCCGTACGGGTTTCCATCGCTGCAATCGGCCGAACAGTCCCAAGGTTCCATCTTTGCTGTGAGTCGGTTCCGGAAATACGATCGGCAGGCAACCTTTGGCAAATATGCCGAAGAACCTTCGGCGGGTAGTGTAAGCTCCATAGTCGGCCGAATTGAGTATGCGATGTGCGAAGCGGTAGCCATAGCCGCACACGTTAGTCACCCAGCGTTTGTACAGTCGGCCGGCATCCTTGCTGATGGGTTTCCCGTTTTCGTCGAGGTCGCCCCAACTCATAAACTCTTCCACATTTTCGATTTGTATGTAGTCGGGATTGATAGCTTCGATATACCGGAAGAGGTGCTCGGCAAGAGTGCGGCTGTCCGCATCACGAGGTTGTCCCCCCTTTGCCTTGCTGAAGTTGGTGCATTCGAGACTGGCCCACAGAACTACGAATGCATCGGGATATTGTCGCCGCATATCATTGAGGTGATTTGTCAGCGGCGCAAGTTCCAGCGTCCGGATATCTTCCGTAAAATGGAGAGCATCGGGATGGTTGGCGGCGTGCGAGGCAATGGCGTTTGCGTCATGATTTACGCAGGCAACAACCTTAGCACATTGCTGATCGTTGTATCGTGCGTTCTCAACGCCAGTGGAGGTACCACCGGCACCGCAGAACAGGTCTATGTACATCAGTTTCATCGTTCAAGTTGTTTGGGTGTTGCTCATTTCCTGAAGCTTTGCGCCCCGAAAGCGAGGCGGTTGAACATCTCGTCCATTCGGTCCGCGATTCATTCGCCGTACTTGACCTTCAGGCTCTGGTCATCTTCGTTGGTGGTACACAGGGTGAATTTCATTGTCTCGTAGCGGTGGTACAGGATCTCGACCAGGGGCATCCGAACCGTCCCAAAATCTTTGATCTCGACCGGTTCGGTCCCCAGGTCATCGATGAAAATCTGAGTTGCGGTTTTGAAGCGGCTGAACCGTTCGGGATCTTTGATTTGCAGGTCGGCCGCAGTGGAGGCAGTCATCGTCCAGACGTTACGTCGGTTCAGTACTTCGATCAGGCGGCAGACGGCACGTGCCATGGTCGTTTTCCCGTTTCCGCACCGACCGCACAGCATCAGTCCCGGTTTTTTGCGGTCGGAACACAACCAGCGGCTGACCGTGGTCAGCATTCCTTCGATCTCCGGTGTGGCGTCGTACCGTCCCCGGCGGGCCAGTACCTCCGCTTCATAGCATTTTTCGAGGATCTGACGCACCTGATCGACCGGTTGGTCGATCTTAAAAGTCGTCGTCGCTGCGGTAGACGGGGTTATTCGGGAGAGTACGTCGGTCAGTTGTTCGGGTGTCATGGGTGTTTATTTGTGGTTTGAGTTCGAAGAATCCGGCCCAGTTGTTGGCCATTGCCTCCTCGACGATCTGCCGGGCCGTGGCAGGGTCTCCCCGCGACAGGCGTAGGAGTTTCGAGTAGCAGGCGTTGAACCCCTTTTGTCGGTAGGTCTGTCCGCGTTCAGACTTGTAAGCAAGCCAATCTGCCACGATGGGTTGGAACGCAGGTTCGACAAAGGAGGTATCGAGCGCTTCTTTCTTTTTGGCGCAACTTTTTCTTTTTTTTCCCGGCGCAGCCGGGGGATCGTCCGGTAGGGAAGTGGGGGCTTCCTCTCTCGTTTTGTCCGGTTCGTTTCCCCCAAGGGGGGATAAAGGGGGGATATTATTTACTTTACTTTTCTTTACTTTGCGGCAACCTGGCTGAATAATCGCGGATGTTTCCGGAATATTCTTCGATTGTTCCGGAATAATCCGGTATTGTTCCGGAATAATGATCTCCTTGCGTTTGGCCGCCGTGCACATCTCTATGTATCTGCGTTGGATGGCCGATGAGGTTAGGACACTCCCGCTTGCCAGCAGTTCTTTGTCGAAAAGACCCACAGAGCAGCAGTAGTTCACAATCTCCTTCACCTGCGTCTCCTTCAAGTCGAAATACTCGGCCACGTCAAAGACAGTACTTTCGTCCCATTCAATGTAACAGCCTCGTACCCGATAGATCTCGCATAGGATGTAATCGTACACGGCGATACCCGTCCCTCGGAACACCTTCTTCAGTCGCTTGATGCGGATGTCCTGATACCGATCCGTATCGACCCGGTAGTAATCGAGAGATGTCTTGATATTCGCCATTACCTGTTTGTCAAAATGTTAATGACCCCGTTTATCACGCTCTCCTGTACCTCGTTGCGGGCACCCGTGATCTGATCGCTCATGTCGCGTTTCTCGGCAATCAGCTGGTAGATGTCCTCGTCGATGGTATCTTTCCCCAGGAAGTAGGTACACTGCACACTGTCGGTCTGGCCGATGCGATGACAATTATGAACTACAGACAGGCCTAATACAAATGATTCTGTATCATCCGTGGTTATATCGTAGACACGAGGACGAATCCCATTTTTCTTTTTCGGAAAGTACGTATACACTGATTGCACTAATGCTGCATTACTCGTTTGAGACTCAGAATAGGCAATCACATGATGTCCTGTCGTATTTTTCGAAACTGTAGGCCTATATCCAGCGCGTAGAATCAATCGAGCAACCTGCGAGCACAATTTGTCAGAAGCCGTAACATACTCATAGCGACCTTTTCTATAATATCCATCACTACTCATCAAACCGGACAATATCACTCTGCTTTGCCGCTCATTTAGATACATCAAAAATTCAGGTAATTGTTTCCCTTGTGCTTTGTCTCCAAAGTGCTTTTTGAAGAACATGGCCCACTCGCCTGAATAAGCTCGTATTTCATGACCGGCATCCCGCCCTTGATATTCACCACAATGTAACCCGATTGAACGAAACCATTTTTTGCATCTTTCGAGCGAATCTTTCTTTTTGACACCGTGTCCGGCTACGGAAATAAAGCGTCCTTTGCCCTCGTAAATAGAGGCAAAACCATCTCCTACGAAATATCCGAATACAAACAAGGTGTCGTCTGTGATGTTCACAGATTCAGGAGCTTTGATTAGTCGTCCATTAGAAATGGTTTGACCATAGTTTCCTGTAAAAGAATCATTGATTCGACAGTCTTGATCAAATGGGATTTCACGTAACTCGTCTTCACTGCGTTCGGGCTTCGGCATCACAATTTTATCACCCGGAAGTAAAGAACTGGCTTCTTTCCATCCGTCCAAAGTCAAATAGCAATGGTCATTCGTGGTTTTCATCGTTCCAAAGCCTTCTACAGTAATCTCTGTAACTAATTTCGTATTCCCTTTACTCCATGCATCTTTGACAATTGCGATCTCTCCGAATCGATTGATAATCCTATCACCAATCCTAATTTGCTCAATAGGTTTCCATCCATCCGGAGTTAGTATAGGCTCGCCCTCTACAATGCAGCGGTCTTCGCACTGCTCGCAGTCGGCCGGGTGCCACGGTAGCTCCACAAAGGCGACCCGGCTGCTGGCCGTCAGGGTCAGCCCCACGCCGGCCGCTTTGATCGAACAGATGATGATCTTGACAGCCGGGTTGTTCTGAAAAGCATCCACGTGCCGCTGGCGGGTGGCCATGTCGTCGTCCCCGAAGATGGTGACGGCATCCGGGAAGCGGCTTTTCAGTTGCTGCTGCACGTCCCGCAGGTGGGTGAAGAGGATGATCTTCTCACCGGCTGCCACCACGTCGCTCACGTAATCCGCCACATCGTCGATCTTGCCGCGTGCCGAGATATTCTTGAGGATGCCGATGCGCACCATGATTTCGCCCCGCATCGAGCGCTGGATCTCCTCGTCCGTGGCCGAACGGTAGCGTTTCAGGTAGTCGGCCAGGTCGTTCAGCGCCTCGTTGTACTCTCGTCGGGTGGTGATCTCGCACAGGACAGCCTGTCGTATCTTGGCCGGCAGATCGGTCAGCACGTCGGATTTCTCGCGACGGTAGAAACAGGTTCGGCGCAGCATGACGTTCAGCTCGCGCCACCGGTTGTCGTCTTCGCAGAACCACTGCAGGAAGTTCTTGTAGCCGCCGAGGTCTCCGATGCGGTCGATGATCCCCAGCTGCGATACGATGTCCTTGGGCTTGTTCACCACCGGCGTACCGGTCAGCAGTACGATGTACTCCTTGCCGGAGCAGATCCCCTTGACGAACTTCGTCTGTTGGGTCTTGAGATCCTTGGTGCGGTGGCTTTCGTCCACGATGACCGACTCGAAGAGCTTGATGCGATCCGAGAAACGGATGTGGTTCAATCGGAGCGGCGCTTTCTTGCCATCGGGCTGGAGGGGCTGCAGGATGTCGGTCACGAAGTACTTTTTCAGACTCTCGTAGTTCACGATAAAGAAGTCCACCATCCTCGATTCCCAGAACAGAGGCCATGTCTTGCGTACCTTGTCCGTAAGGATCATGGCTTTTCGGTGGGTCCACAGCTCGATTTCGCGCCGCCAATTCTCCTTCAGGGACGACGGGCAGATGACCAGGCAGGGGAACGCCCCGGCGGCGGTGATGGCCGCTATTGCCTGACCCGTGTTATGCGTTACGATATAGTTGTCGGTAATGTAGAGGCTATCGGGTGCGGATACCTTTATACATTGAACCTTTTCGTTTCCAACATACTCGATCGACTGAATATACCTCGACGCATAGTTGCGAGTGGCAACTCTCCATTCTTCTACCTTGCGTTGTATCTTGAATGGACAACGATTGATGCGCACGTTCACTTGCCATTCCGTACTTTTTCCTTCATGACTACGATCGTATTCACGAATGATGGCCTGCCCGCCAAGCGATTGAACAAGTTCCGAAATCCCATCGACAAGCCCGCGGGCACAGGAATGAAAAGTAATGCGGTTCCTCTTTGCACTTCCGTCCGAATCCATTAAGCCCATCAGAAGTTCTTCCCGTTGTTCAACGGAGGCTGTGAGGTATTCTGCGGGAATGAATTTGTCTTTCCCTTTCACATTGATACCCAATCGTTCAATCTCGGCTTTGAACGGATTCTTATGCGTTGTGCCGGTCTGTGAAATAAAGTATTGGGGACAGGCTGGATGCCGATTTACCCGAAGTTTGAGGTTCTCAGGAAGTAATGCCGTTATACGACCCACTGTTTCTATCTCACAATCCGGTATAGAGATGCAAATCTCGTCTCCGCAAAGCGATCCATCGCCAAGCAAAAGCCCCATGATATACGGAGGTATAACAAACTTCCTTTGAGGGTATTGAACTGGTGCTATAATGGGGATTTCCCATTTGAGAACAGCTTTTCGACCTCCTTGTATCCTCGTTTCACTGACGCTGTATTCTATTCCACGTTCCAAAAGCTCGCTTAGGGTTTTAATCGTCCATCCGTGTCCACGACGCCGCCTATTTACATCACGAACACACCATAAGTGTTCAATGTCGCATTCGGTGCAGAACCCGTCATTCAACGTTACGCGATATACCGGACGGGTTCCTTGAGGAAATACACCTTGTACCTCATATATTCGACCATCTTTCCCGAAGACTTTCTGACCGACTTTCATCTCCCCCATTGTCATCCACCCGTTGGGGGTAGCGATCTTTGCGGTCAATGGTTGGGCTTTTCCGAGTCCCGGCTGATCCCCTACGATCAACCGCTTTTTGTCGAGGATGTATTGCACGCCGGTTTTCTGGAAGGGGAACAGGTTCCGTTTGAGCGGTATATCGACACTCAGCGGGCGCATCTCCGGTACGGTGTAGTCGAAGTTCCGGAAGATGTTCGGCGTACTGCCGTCCTTGACCAGAAAACTGTATCGGCTGGCCAGCTTCTGTACGAACTCTTTGGAGGTAGCCGGAGCCGTCCAACATTTGCGCACCGGGTCGAACCGGCGGCCGGGGATCAGCTTCACGTCGGAGATGATCCGCTGGGAGTAGTCGAATGCGATGACGAACTCTCCATTTTGTTCGATGATTTGTCTCATAGCAGATAGGAATTGACCGTATCCATAAATTCTTCGAGAGAGCGGCACACCTGGTAAAGGTTGCCGTGTCGGGAGGTCTTTTCTTCCCACTCGCGCTGGAGGTCGGATTGTTTGCCGCGGCCGTACTTCATCTCGATACAGAGGCATCCGAACCCCTTGCGGGGGATAAGCAGAAGCAAGTCTGCGACACCGGCAACAACCCCTTGTTTTTTCAGGTTCACTCCTTCGCGCGACTCCCGATAGCCTCCGTTCGGCACATGGAGCAGCATGCCGCGATACTGCGGGTACTGAAGGTTGAACCACTGTACACAGGCCGTTTGCAGACTTGCTTCACTCATGCTCAGGCGTTTTTCCGGGTGAACTGACCACTGACATTGCGCGGCTTACTCACGGCTGGGGCAACTTCATCGGTCGAGCTGATGATCGGCTCGGCCTCCAGCTCCGTTTCCTCGTTCTCTTCGTCCTGGGCATTCTCGGCCTCCCGCTGCTCCCACTGGTTAAACAGGTTGTGGTCGGTGTCGTTCATCGGCTCCTCCCACTGTTCGCCGGTGTCGATGCGGGTGAGGGTCTTTTTGCCTCGCACGGGCAGGTGGTAGTCGATCATTACGGTCACTTCACGCATCTCGTAACCGGAGGCTACCTTGTCCGACAGGGAACTGATCTGCTCCTTGGCGATAGCGATTCGGCTGCCGTACTCGGCCACGACCGATTTTTTCTGTTCTTCGATCTGCCGCAGCTCCTGATTCTTGGCCGACAGGTCGCGGCCCAGATCCAGCATCTCGGCCGGGGTAAATTCGTACTTGAGGGTTCGTCTGGTTTTCTGTTGTTCCATTGTTGGTTTCGGTTAAATGAATTTTGAGTAGTATGCTTCGAAATCGTCCCACGCGTCGTCCTGAGGCGTGGGGAGCACAATGCCGAGTTCCGTGGCGGCAAACTGCTGCACCCGTTCGAGGTAGGCGGTCATCTCGGCGGTGTCGAGCGCTGTGGTAGAGCGGGGGATCAGTATCTTGTACCTGCCCAATGCCCATTGCTCATCCACCCCGAGCAGGCGTTGTTTGAATAGCTCGTGCAAACGATCCTTGTGCTCGCCTGTCTCATCCATGATGCACTTCAGCCACATCCAGTAGAGACGGTTTTGGTCCACGCTTCGCTGTTTGCGTTTGAGCTTGATTTCGACCGTGTACTGTTTCCCTTCGGGGAGCCGCTCCACGTATTCGATAATCTTGCGTTTGTCGGTTGGCAGAAGTATTTTGAGCAACATGGCAGGAGGATAGGTTAGAAGGGTAGATCATCGTTGGGAGAGACCGGCGGCTGCGCGGCGGGTGGAGGTGTGGCGGGCTGTCCGCCCGGGAAGCCTCCGCCCCACGGAGCCGGGGCGCCGGTATGCAGAGGTGGCTGCTGAGCTTGCGAGCCTTGCGGGTTCTGCTCGGCGGGGCCCGGTGCGGGATTCTGATAATTGGGTGCCCCATAGCCGGCTCCGTAGGCTTGACCCGGCTGAGGCTGCTGATATGGTTGCTGGGGTTGCGGTGCCCGTTGGGGTTGTTGCTCTTCGAAGATGGAGGCGAAGCCGTCCCAGTCCAGCGGTACTACGTCCAGTTTGATGAACTCATGCCCCTGGTCGTCTTGAAAAATCTTGCCGATGGTGGTCCACCGGGTTTTCTCTTCGCCCTGTGCGGTGGAGTATCTGCGGCCGGTGACAATGTTCCGGCGACGTACAATGTTGGCCATATGCTATCCTCCGAAGATTCTGGTATCTGTTATCAGGTGCCGGTTCGCTTCGATAAACTCGATGAGCAGTTCGCAGTGCTCGACCAGTCGGGGAGTGTCTCGCGCCGGATCGAAGCGGTAGGTCTCGGTGAAGGTCTCCGCTTTCAGCAACCGGCCGTCCGTGCGGCTGAACGAGAGAGCCGCCACGTTGTACTCGAAATCGTATATCGGGTTCCCGCTCTGTTCGAGGCAGTAGGGGTAGACCAGATGCTGCCAGTGGTGGCGGAACTTGCCGAACGAATATTTGCCGGTCGTCTTGATGTCGTGCACACTCATCGGCATCAGCTCGTCGATATACCCGTAGAGTTCCACCACCCCGTACCGCGTCGGCAGCAGGGCTTTGGTCAGCACCTGCGGGATGGCGCCGCGGTAGTAGTCGGCAAACTCCCGGCAGAGGGTTATCGGAAAGGTGAACTGCCGGTTGTTGAAGGTGGCTTTCAATGCTTCAACTTCCTTGGGAAGGGAATCTATAGCTCTATTGTACGCGTCTAAATACTTTCCGCACTGTCTGCTAAAATCACAGTTTCTTTCCCGGCAAAATCTGTCGCACACTTCATACGGATCGACATTGCCATGCTTGTATACTCGCTCGATCTCCATCTTTTCCGACCGGCGGCCCAGGATCAGACAGTCTACAATCTCGTTGAATGCCGTTCCGCGATCGGCCGCTTCGCTGTCGAACGGCACCCGGTTGATGCGATCGATCAGCCCCTGGAACTGCTCGCGTTCGAACTCCTCTTCGGTTTTACCGGGGGAATCGGAATTCCCCCAGTACTCCTGATAAATCCGGTCGCTGTGCAGGTACCCTTCGAAGGCGTCGAGTAACGTTGCCCAAAACCTATAATTCATTGTCTTCATAGAATTTCCATCTAAACCCTTTGTGAGTTTTTTGTTCTCCTCGACAACATCTTGAGATGAGCGTGGAAAAGTAACCTAGTTCTTGTTCTACCTTGTAGGCCGACTCCCATACTTTGATAGGCCTACCCTGAATATCGCATTGCACTATCTGTTTGCGGTAATGTTTACCATGCCGACAGGCGTGCCCGATATTGTCTTGTACCGAAACCCATTCGAGATTCTCTACACTGTTATTTGACTTGTCAAAATCAATGTGATTGACGGTTTCAAACCCCATTGGATTCGGAATGAAAGCTTGCGCAACAGCTCGGTGCGCAGCAATAGTTCGACGAACATTGCCAACAGAGAGAACCATTCTGAAATATCCATTAGGAGCTTTAGAGAATACCCGTATCTTTTCCTTACTGCGCCGTCCGCGTTTCAGGCTCTTAACACGCCCGAGGCTACTGATCTGGTAGTAGCCTTCAAACCCGGCAATGTCTCGCCATTCTTCCTTAGGCTGCTGGCTGCTCATATTGCTTGGTCTGTTTGTTGAACACAAGGCCGAGTTCTTTAGCCTTGTCCGTGATAAGGGTCTTGGAGGCGGCTTTCGAACTGCCCACGTGGGCGAACTTGTTGATGTTGGCGACAAAGAGGTTCATCGTGTCGGCGTCGTTGACCATCTCCAGTTCCTCTTTGATCTGCCCCATCACGTCGAGATACTGCTGGTGCAGCTCTTCGCTGCGGTGCAGGTAGGCGAGGTAGGGGGCTATGACGGAATCGGCCAGAAAGGTGTTCGGCAATCCGTTACCCTGGGCATCGACCACCACGGGCAATTCCATCACAGCCGGGAGGTTGCAGGTGTTCTTGCCGTCGTTGCGGCTGCTGGGGTTGAACGTAATGGTGCGCCGGTTGCCGTTCATCTCAACATAACCGACCAGGTCGAGTTCGGTCACAAGGCTGTCGTAGTTGGATCCGCCGAAGAGCGGCACGTAACGGATATCGTCCCCTTCGGTGAGCGTCCGGCGGTGGGCCACGAAGATCAGGTGTTTGTTCTTGCTGGTGCAGAGCTTGCAGAATGCGGTAAACTCTTGCTTGACTTCGCCGTACCCCTGCAGGGTCAGGGCGCCGTTTTGCTTGCCCAGTTTCGGGTTGCGGGCAATGACGTATTGTGCCATGAAGTCGAGCAGCTTGCCGCCGGTGTCAATGACGATCGTTTCATATTCGGACAGATCTTCGTGCATCACGTCGAGCACTTCGTTGTAGCTCGACACCTGCAGTGTGTCCGTGCGGTGCGCCACATTGATGCGGTGCACGCCACCGTCGCAGTCGATCAGCAGCGGTTTCGGGGCCGACAGACCGAGGGTCGTTTTTCCGAAGCCGGGCTGGCCGTAGATGATTGCCTTGATTTTGGGTTGCACGACTATTTCGTGCGGTTTGCGAATCAGTGTCATAGGTATTGTGTTTAAGAGGTTGTTTTGCCTGTTATCTGCAGTGTCCGAAAAATACCGCAGCCGACTTCCATGCGTCACCAGAACTTACCCCTGAAGGCCGTCGGTGCCCGGTTTTGTCTATCTTTGGTCTGTTACCAAAATTTTCTTAAGCATGATTTGTCGTCAAAAGCTTTCGGACAATGAAAAGACGGTTCTTAAAGCTGCTGCCGGAGCCAAAAACCATTTCATTCAAGATACGGACACCGATCTGCCACTGGAGTTATTTGCGGCAGCATTGCTTGCCCTGCAAAACAAGGGAATGGCATACGGTCACGTTTCCAATCAAAAGGGGCAATGTGCCATGTATCTGTCCGACTACGGGATGCAGTATCTTTCAAAATATCCGCGTCTGCGGAATCCGGTAAAGTGGAAGGAGGTAATATGGTGGATCGGCAGTGTTCTTGCGATTGCGAGCACGATTCTTTCGATCTACAACTTCTGCAAGTGAGCACCAGGTTAACACCGAACAGCACGATCATTATGATGCTCATTGCGGTGAAAATGTTTTCGCTTGTCTTTCCCATCGCCATACTGTTTATGTTGCTCCTTGCCCCTTACCGGCACTCGGTTCCAGAATGACTCTCCCACGTATGTCTACCGGGAAAAGCATCCGTTCGATTACCGAATCAGGAGTGGGGTAGAAGTCTCTGTTGAACATGGTCGGGTCAGTTCGTTTCCGATTCGATACCGGCGAATTCATACCCTTTTGGGGTCGCCTCCTGAGCACAGCGGATGATCTCGTCATAGTCTGCATTGGGACCGAAATAGCCGGTCGTGCGCTTGTAATCTCCGGGGTTGCTCTTAAAGGGGTTCGCCCCGATTTTCACGTAGATAGCTGTTACTTTCATGGCTGTTATGGTTACTGGTTTATACTTGTTTGGGGATCAGTTGCCTGCTGGCGTAATTACCGATTGCGTCCCCCGGTCTTCTGTTTCAGCAGATCCAGTGCTTTGTCCAGATCAATGATGATGGTTCGCCCCTCTTGGGTCACAGCGTCTTTGATTCTACCGCTGCGTATCAGCTTGCCGGCCCATCCGATACTAACGTTCAGAGCAGCAGCCAGCCCCTGATATCCGAATACAAGGTTCTTTTTGGGCGCCTCTTGCACGGTAACCTGCGTAGGAATACCCCCTTTCAGCACCTCTTTGAGTTGGCCGACCGTTAGCATTGCGATTGGCGTGTCGTCTGTAATTGTCATATTCATGGCTACTCGATAGTTGTTTGAGCATACGGCGGGAATCGAACCCGTTAATGAATCATCACCAACCAAAGCAGTTGCGGCCTATCCATTTAACCGTCTATCGTATGCTATGTGATCTTAGTTCAAGTCACGCCCCTTGCGAGAGGATCGGGTTTCGTAGAGTCCTTTGGCAATCAGGACTCGTTTGATTCCCGGGATCGACATGTCGAATTGCCTGGCGACGGCATCCATAATTCTGTTCGGCTTACAATCCGGGTGCTGGTTTTTCAGTTTGAGATATGCTTCGCATATCGCCTTGCGTCTCTCTTCGATTGCTTTTTCTCTTGGGGTTCTCAGGTCTATTGTCGTCATACCATTGTTGTGTGTAAGTCATTAAAAAGTCCCCTGCCCAGTGATCTATCTTTAACCCAAACCTAATTGATACTCTGGCAGCGGGCAGGAGACCCGTTTATCTGTATTTTTCTGTTCTGCTGTACCGTGTGGCTTCACTTTCAGCCTCACGCAGTTTCGACGTGTCATGGTGTCCTTGCTTTTCGGCCAGCGTCCGGCACCATGCAGCGACCATGGCGAAAAGGACTACACCAATAATTAACATGATGGTTAATTCGTCGCTCATCATCGTTTGGTACGGTTCAATCGATGGTTATCAAGTTTTCAATTCTGAAGGAGCGGAAACCGGCGGCCTCGACATCATAGTATTTGATCGTAGTCGGGGTGTCTCTGCCGGTGCCCTTTACCAGCGAGGCAACGTCTTGCAGTGTGCCTTTGGCGTGCCGCAGTGTGCCGTCAGCTTTTTCGTAGGCAAAAGCCACCACGCCGGTACGCATTCTTTTGATCAGCCGATACAGTACCCATGCACGAGCCAGGCATACGGCGAACGCTTTGCCCGTGGTGCGGTAAAATACCCACGCCCGGCGCATGATATTTGAAAGGTCGTTGCGTTTCATAGCGATTCGTTTTAGGGTATTAGCAGATATAATTTTCGAGTTTGTATTCGTCAAAGTCGTTAGCGATCTGTTCGCCGTCTTCGTCGAGAATTTCGCAAGAGCCGTAGTTGAATGACACACTGCGAATCCAATAGTCGTCCCCCCAGACTTCGCGGGTAGGCGTGTAGTAGATACAGCCCGCAGCACTGATGCTGTAGATCATGCCGGCTTTGTCCTCGAATTGTTCGTCGAGCAGACAGAAAGTCATCGTGCCGTCGTAGTTGTCCTCGGCCGTGTCTTTGATACGTTGAGCCACGTCCGAATAGATCATTTCAGGTACTGTTATCGTTGCGTCCAT